TGGGCCCCTACCCGGGGTTAGGGAGGATTCGAACCTCTCACTTTTAGTTATTCCCACTGTAATACACGCCAAGCGTGCGTTAACAGGTGATCCAGGAAATAACGGGTTTCGATTTAAATGGAACCCAAAACATTACGTAATTTGGTTTACGCCACCCTTACGGATTTACACCGTAAGAATACCTCTTCGATTTAAGTGGAGAGGAAAACACTATGCACTATCGTGTGCACCACGCCTATTTAGCCGGCGCAGTAGCCCAAGGTATTAAAACCTCAAACTCTGCCCTGTTCATAAGACCATGTCCACTGGAAAGCTCACTCAGCAAAAGCTGAATTTGACTCCTGATGGCCACGGTCGCATCGTCAACACGTTGTGTTGCATTGGCTACTTCGGAAGCCGAAGGACGCGACTCTTCTTCGGTCTCAATGATCCTATTTCTAGTATCAAAAGACTTCATAAGAGCCTCGTACAACGGTTTTAGAACTGCTGAATTAACATACACCCGGTATCCTGTTTCTGGAAACCGCTGGTTCGGTGTCACAATCGCACTTAACAAGTTCGAGAATTGCTGTCTGACAGTATCTCTCGCAGCTTGTGTCTGATACGACTGTGACAACGCTGATATGCACTGGTTAAGCATCGCTATGGGCTCTGCCCATACCGCTGCAAAAAACTGGTACTGATTCGAGTTCGTGATGTTGTATGACATTTTCTTCTTTATTAAGTAACGAATCAGGACCGGCGTACTTCTCTGGTCTATACTTATACTTACTAATCACATCCCTTCCTCCAATCTTCCTTTTCTTTTTCCTGAAATTGTCAACCGCTTTAAATGCTGCAACCGAATCGATGAATTCGTCAACTACACCTTCGAAACCCTCAACGTTCGGATCATCTACAGCGATGACTCTTTCTCTTAAACCCTTCACAACCACATTGTTGGTAACCATAGCTACGGAAACAACTTCCAGAGCCAACGGTTGCCATCCAGCTTCAATCTTCAGATTTTGAATACGCACATGAACCTGCCACGGTTTTCTCTTAGCGTCCGTTACAGACACAAAGTAGTTAGGCACCAGCTTAAACTGGAACCTTCTGTCCTTAGCAGCAGCTCTGTACGTACCAATTATACACTCCTTCGAGTTTTCCAGACGCTTGTCAATCACACTCACCGTCACACCACCCTTAACGAAATCCGGAATAAGCCACTCGCCAGTAAAAACAACTCCTAAAATACCCACGTATCTAAACTTATCTAATGGCACATTAACTAACAAATCTATATCACACAAAGACTCAGACTCCTTAACTGATATGACATCCTTAGTACTTACAGACACAGTCTTCAATCTCGTTAAAGCTTTCGGTAAAATTTCCTCTGTTCTCGAAAGAGAAAGGAAGTCACTCACCTTAGGCTTGTACGACACGGTCGACATTATCAAACAAAAAACAAATCTTTAAACAACCTTTTATCTGATAAGTATTTAATTATACTACAATAAGCAAACGATCCGCCAACCGCGGTTTTATGAACCTCGGCAACGGCCTCATCTAATTGAGAAAAATACGCACAATTATTTAAGTTACTAGCTACATCACACAGAGACCTACGTAACTCTTCTAAGTGGACCTCATCCTTTATATGTTTACAACCTAACTTAGATATTAGCTTAAGTGGATCGTAATATACAATAGCTCCTCTATCATGGTGGATTACATATCGACCGCAGAAATAACCATACTTTTTCCTGAAGAGCTTCGCCTCGAAATTCCACGTTAGGTTGGCTCCAGCTTGAATATCCGGCAGATCTAAACCTTTCGGAATGTAAATCAAACTGTCGTCACCGCAGAATGCTGCTTTAATCACCTTTTCCATCGGAATCATAGAACTTAAGCACGCAGCGATGATGATGGTGTTCCCAATAAAGGTAGTTACATCACCGCTTTTCCTCTGATACCACAAACACGTTTTGATCCCGGCCGTATAGTCTTTCAGCGTCGTTTTCCTGTGCCCTTGTCGCCACACCTCTGCCAACCACTCGTCTATTCCAAGCTTCTCCCATATCTTGTATTCCACAGCACAATGGAACTCGTTCTGAGACTTGTCGTACTTTGAAATGTCGAGTTCCAAAATTTCCATTGCTTGCGACGAATCGAGGTCTGAGAAAAATTCCTCAATCTGAGTTGGCGTTTTCCTAGTGTAAAACAGAAACTTAGATGTATCAACTCTTTCAAGAAGCATTCTCGTAAGTTCTGAAAACATAGGACCAAAAATTGCATTGATCTTCTTTGAATGGTAGACTATCGTCTGCAAAGCAGGATATTCATCTTGAATACTCAAGTCTAACTTTTGCTTAGGCTGACTCTTGATCATATGCTTGTACTCATCAACTGCAGGCAAATCCACAAAGTTGAAATCCGCTAACTGACCGACCGTAGACGACTCTTGTTTAGAAAGCCATCTTGAAAAACCTTCCCTTGTCTTTGCCATCCCCTCAATTCCGCTGAACTCCTTTACGATATACGAATCCCAAAACTTTTCAACCACCAGTGATGCAGTGTCCTCTATATCTATCGTCCCAGTCAAATCCGGTGCATTCATATTTCTCTTGATCATTGCAACCAAATTCTCTATTAACCCCGCAGTTCTCGGCATTTCTGCCGCAGTTCTTATCTTGGGTTTTAAGAAAACTGGTTTTTCTTTGGGCACTTGCACGGATTTAGAGAAGTCGATTCTGCAATCTTTGACATTTAAGGATATATCCCTCAAATTCATGGTAACAGCATCAAATTCGTTAAGAATAGTGCTGTTACCAGGAAGAAGAGTGTCGTAATAAAACTGCATGTCTCTCCAATCTCCTGACTTTGGCGTTGGAACATTTAAGTTGACCCCTTTGAACACCGCATCGATCTGTAATTGCTATTGGGTTCCCGACTCCACCTTGTACATGTCAAGGATGAAATTGGACAACTTCTCCATCTCTGAAATCACACTCACTAAAGGATCCAACACGACTGAAAAATATTTACAACTAGTCGTGTGTCTCGTCAGCGCTACCAAAACATGAGGTGACGCCCTAGATATGATCTCCAACGGAGTTGCCGTTAACCGAACAATAGCTGTTTTTTCATATGTTTCCCCTTGAACCTCATGGACCGTATTCACATCCTTGTAGCCCTTGTCTAGTAACTCGAACTTGTCGGCCTGTGTGAAGGTTAAAATTTTCCCCTCTAACGGTAAAGTTATCGGGTTTAATGCACCTTTCCCTCTCACAACCTGCGCACTGACCGATCTTTCCACACTGCTAGTACACAACACTGAGCCGTCATATTTCTTGTTAAGGAAAAAAGTGACGTCTGCAGGGCATCTGAGCGTTATCCTTCTGTCTTCCTTTTCATCAACGACAAGTCTTGCAAAATGTTTGGGATACGGAAAATTTGCAACCCTACAAATGAAGGGAATCTGTTGTGTGTCGCCGTAGACGTATGCTATATCGCATTGCGAAATCAGCGTCAAAAAGTTAACACAACCGGTATGCAGCATTAATCCTTCATCAATGAACAACCTCTTAAATACCCTCTTTGGAGGGTGCATTAAGAAAGAATCCACTGTTCTCACGTTATCCCTATCAGCTCTCGTAACTCCTGCCTGGTTCGCTCGTCGTATGATCATCTTCGACGCCTCCTTTCCAGGGACTAAAACCAAATCTTCAGAGAAGTTAACCTTCTCCAGAATTTCCTTCGTTTTTCCACATCCTGGAACTCCATCAACAAGAACCACCTTGGCCCTAGGCTCTGGAGGTTCGCCATCCACACAGCACGACGTCAACGTTTTAAGTTTCCCCATATCGGAATACACCAAAGAATCACTAGACACCGCCAATCGATACCATGTCTGATCGCAGACAGGTTTTCCATCATCCCAGTTAAGTAACACGATAACCAACTTATGATTGGCATCTTCCGCAACTCCCCACGCGTGACATTTCGCGTTAGGTTTTAGTAACCATCGTCCTCTTCTCACATCCCACACTCCGGATTTCTCCTGTGACTCTGGATCTACCCCATGAACATCTCTAAGCACCTTACAGAGATTTGAGACAGTAGCTGACAGTGACGCACTTAGATAATCTACAAAGTTCTTCATCTGCTGAACCTTGATGTTCCCTGTGTACACCGCTGACATCATAGCCCCCTTTTTAACTGCATCTACACTCCTGAGATGGAACTCAGATATATCCATATCAATCTTGTCGAAACCACCACTTTTCGGACACAGCCCGCACGCTGGCACCAACCCTCCCTCGAGATTGCTCACACACGGGAAAGGTGCGGTATTACTCAGACTCAAACCCTCATTCCGTATTGTATCATTGCTAAGCGACTCTGCGATTTCTTCCTCAGTAGGTTTCTTGAACGGTAACGTCAACTCACTCTTCATTATCGCCACCACCACCTTTGCAGCGACATCCGGATCAACGCTTTTCTTCTGGCACAACTCTTTAAAGGCTTCCAAGTCAAAAGAGTCGAGGTTCTCGAGCACAGACAGCTCGGATAAAGCGTTGTAGTATTTCTCTGACTCTTCTAACGGTTTAGACAGATCACAAGACTTGAACTCTTCAGCTTTTTTGTACTCCAGCACTAACCTGTCTGTGAAAGTGCAATACAGTTCTGGAATCTTGATCTCCAAACTCTCTTCAGCGAGTTTGACAAAACCACCACGTGCCAACGTCTCTTTGACCGAGGGTATAACCCCCATCAGGGCATCGCAGAGACTAGTCCAAATCAGCTCTTTGGCGGTCGAATCAAACTTTTGGAACTTCTTCAGGACTATTTCATCCTGGACATGACCTAACTTTGTAACAGGGAAAAAAGTCATCGCTAACGGACCTAGAATTGCCTTATCCGTATCCCACTCAGACCTAGCTGTGACCCCATTAATTATGACTCTCGACCTGATAGACTCTACAAAGGACAGTACGTTAGCGTAAGTCAAAGCCTTTGCCTGATATGTTTTAATATGGTTGAGGACTGTATAAACAAAATCCTTATTCACCATAACTTCTCTTCTAGACATCCTTCCTGTTGTGATGGATGCGTCGAAAAGAGGAACGATGACCATATCTCTGCACTTCGGAAACCAAAAATTAATAGCCGCGTTATCCTTGAAGATAGTCCTCTCGGCATTTAACATAGCTAAAGTCTTCTTGTATTCCCATGCGTCATCCATAGCCTTATAAAACTCATCGCTATCGACACTGTTTTTGTACACACCACGAAAAAGAGTAAAAGTGTCCACTCTAGTGAACTTACAATACCACGTATTGACTCTTGTAACTAAAAACTCCTTATGATACACAAACCGCTGACTGGCGGGGAAAAAGGTTTTACACACATACTTAATTATATTACTAAAACTGTGGGTATAGTTGAGAGTGCTCTCATTGTGGAAGAAAAAGTTTAACTTGTCGCCTGCACGTTGAAATGTAGCTCCAATCTCCTCAAGAGTGACTGTGTCACAATCGAGTAGCATATTCTCATGGAAATGGAAAGCCGCATAACAAACTTTGACGTTCTTCCTGAGTAGCGCACTACCGAACTCCTCAACAGGAATGTCGTATACACTGTGAAGGGCAATAGCATAAGTGTCATCACCGTTCACAGTACTTAAGGCACACTGTTGAAAAGGTTGGTCACAATGAACGAAATGCGGATTCTCCGAGTAGTTGTTGAACGCAGCTCTCTGATACTCAGGAACAGGTCTCCTTTGCCTTTTCAAGCGGGAGATGTAGCCGTGAACGGCTTCCTTATGTCCTTCATGGCGAGCTATATCGCGAACGTCCAAATTTGGCATACAGCAGTGCACGTAGTCACGACCCTTAAAAAGGTGCGCAGCAAAGTTACCGCCGATATCATACGTCAGAGATCCGAAAGGAACTTGCATCATGAGATATTCCAGCTCAAGAGACCGCAACCCGCCGGCAAGTGAATGTACGGCATGTTGGGTATGAGTGAAGGAAATCTCAAACTCCGGATAAGCGTTTGAAGCTAGTAGTGTCTGTTCCGTCGACACCGACTTGGAGAAATGAACCTTAGGACGTCTTGAACGCGCATTTAACTCCTCGACCGCGTTATCGTAAACACGTCGAGAGGCTAAATCGTTAACCAGGCTGTTACGTCCCGCTGCAGCCTGAAGTGTCTGCATGTCAATTGTTTGTTGAAACTGTGCCATGTTGTTGTTGTTTGTATTTTGTTTGTTATTATTGTAATTGTTGTTGTTGTTGCAATAATTTAAATC